TTCTTTTTTTACGACCCACCGTAGCACGTGCAGCCTTGATAGCTTTTTCGGTGCTGGTCTTAGGTCGACCTGCTTTCTTTTTAGGAGTTCCGTCTTTCTTTAAGACAAAGTTACCATCATCATCTTGCAAGTAGAGATGAGGATTCCTCTCCCAGTCTTTCGTTTCGTTTTCCATATTTTTTATCTACGTGTTTCTTGAGACCGGGAGTAGAAATTCTTCTGTCGGTTTTATATTCTAACCAATCACATGCAGCCTGAAGTGATACCTCTTCGTTGACTATCATGTTTTCAGCAATCTGTAATGCTTCTAGTTCCTCTTCTATAGGTTTAAGAAATCCAGTAACCTCATCAAACTCATACCCGAATGGTATGGTAGAGGTTGTCCGTTTAATATAACCATCAGGAACCATATTCATTTTAAATAATCCACATAATTATAAAAGCTGATATAAATCCTATACCACACATGACACCCCAGACTTGCATGTCTGTAAGTTCATTTGTATTAATAAGACTATTTACTTTTTTTTCTAGTAGTTCTTTTAACATTTGTTTTCCTCTTGGTTGTTTGTTTTTTTGGAGCTAGAAAGTTTTTTATTTTTTCTAACCATCTCTTAATCATTGTCATTGTTGTTCTCCTAGTCCTCTTTTGGACTATCCTCTGTTTTCTTTTTACCGAATATTCTATCCCAGTTATCTCTATAATCTTGTGTATAGAATCCGGGTCTAGGATTAGCACCTTTACTTCCGTGCGTATTTTTATAGATGGGTGATCTAAATGTTATTGGCTTTTCGTCACTGCCTATTTGTTTACCCATGATCTTCTCCTTGCATACATTTATGCCATTCTTCTAATACTATTTCTTCAGAATAAGCAGCATAATAAATGTCTTTACACTTTTCAAACTCATTGTTGTTTGATGTATTTACACAGCTTATTAACAAAACTAAACTAACTATTCGTATTACCACTTAACCTTGTTAGCCCAGTACGCTGCAGACAACACACCTTTAGCAATGTTCTTAGCGTGACGAGCTTTAAATGATTTACGTTTTTTCTTCATTTTAGAAGACTCACCTGCTTTAGGTTTACCTGCTGTTGAAGCTCCTTGTTGTCCAAATCTGATAGTTTTAATTGTACTACCTGATTTAGCTACAACAATATGTGATTTAGTAGGATGATTGGGAGTACGCTTGGGTTTGTTATAACCACTGACTCCTGCTCGTTTTAATCTACCATCTGCTTTACCACCCTTTTTAAGTGGAAGTCTTCCTTCTGTCATTTGTTTGTTCATTTGTCTCATTGGTATAATTAAATCACTAATCTTTTCAGATGCTGCTGTAGCTTGTTCTATTCTGTTATCTCCTTCAAATACAATGTAATCTTTTTTCAACATTGCTTCTTTTAAAGCATCATCATCAGACAACTGGACAAGCTTACCATTTTTTTCTCTAATAGTAGGGTATAAATATTCTTTATTGTCTACATCGGATGATCTTGTTAGAAGTGTATGTTTTCCTTTGTATTTATCACCACCGGGTTGAGTAGCTCTTTTAAACCAAGACTTATCTTCAACCATATTAATAACTTCTGCATCTGTTAAACCACCCGTGTTTTTTCTATATCGGGCTGTCTTCTCTGCAATTTTCTTAGGTTGTTTAGAGTGTTGCTTACCGGCAGCTTTATCTGCTTTTTTCTTTGCTGATGTTCTTGAATATTCTTCTGAAGTTAAGGCTTCTCTAGCTTTCTTGGGTAAATATCTTTCACCTGTATCGCTAGACTTCTTACCAGACTTAGTACCCCAATCTTGTTCGCCCCATTTCTTTAGGGACTCTTGTGGTTTCTTTAACATTACTTATATCCTCCACCAGCTTTCTTATAAGCTTTGGCTAGTGCTTGTGCTTTACGTGCAGACCATTTACCGGCTGCAGTACCGTGTGAAGCAGCAGCTTTAATACGTTGAAATATTCTTTTACGTAGTCCGGGCTTGGTATAGTTACCTGCTTTGTTGACGGTGGATTTAGCTTTGCCACCTTTTTTACGTTGTATTCTTTCTTCGTCACTTTTATTTTTAAAATATAATCTTTTGTCTTTTGTATTTATTAACTGTTCTAATTCGTTCATTGCATCTTTTTCACTATCCGGATATTTATCCCGTAATGTAAAACCAACTTTATTATTTAAATAATCTCCAAATTCATCTTTAGATAAATGTGTAACTGCTTGGCTTAAATCTTTAGCTTGAACTGCTGCTCTTTTTAATTTAGAATCACCAAATCGATACGCACTTAAAACATGTGTAAAAATTTCTCCCGCATTATCTACTTCTTTTCCTTGTTTTGTTGACCAGTCTGTAGGTAAAAACGGTTCATTATATTTATTTTTATACCAATCTTCTGTATATGTTAAAGCATCTCCATATGCTTTTTCAATATCTTTACCTGTAACTCCTAATTTTTTTCCACCAAATTTATAAAAATCATATAATACTCTACCTCCGTCTCCATATAAAACTCTAGCACCTTTTCTAAATTGTAATCGTTCTAATAACATCAGTGTATCGTCCTATCTTCTTCTTTTGGTATAGTATTTAAGTATTCTTTTTCTAGATCATCATCCACATAGATGCTGTCTAACTCACCTACAACCACTAAATGGTTCTGGGCTGCAGCTATCTCTGCTTTCTCATAAGATGAAGCTACGATGTTAGGACCTGCAAAGGTCGTACCGTAGGCTTCGATCTCAGTCAGAAATATCTTCATAGTCACCTTCTGTAATGTCAATCGCCTTTTTCTCTGGGAGAATAAATATACCACCACCGGTATTATGATTAACATCTATTCTATCTGTCTTACTAACCCCTACACGATCTAGTATAGTTTGTGCAGCTTGTAGCTTATAGTTGGCTTGTGGTATCGGCTTATCCGACTTCAAAACCTCTATAATCTTGAACGCTGCTGTAGGGGCTTCCCTTGCAAGTACGTTTTGGGCTAAATCTACTACTTCCTCTTTTAAACTTTTTAGTACTTGATAGTGATTGCCGGAGTAACCTGCAAGTTCGGCTGACTTTTTAAAGTCTCCTCCTGTATCTACGAGGTGACCCAAGAACGCTTCCTGCTTTTCAGTAAGATTCCTGTCTTTTGTTTCAGCTAAATAATTGGTTGCCATGTAGGTATTATAGAGGTATATTACAAATTTGTCAAGCCTTTGTAAAGTTTTTTACTTTATTTCGCAAATGACTTGACAAACTCGTAAAAAATGTGTACAATAGAATTGTAAGGTTCTCCCCAGTTATATATATAACATAACCCAACCTAACCCATCCTAGTCGTTCTAGACTTATTCAAAATAATATATCAAACATGCCGAAACCTTTGTAAAGTTAGGGGGCTGGTTAATATTCTAAATCTTCCTAAAATGTATATGTTTTATATATATGGGGGTAGGGGGCTAGGTGGCTCCTGCCTACCACTGTACAAACGTACAATACTGTATAAACGTACAGTATATCAGAAACATAAGCCCACTTTATAAAGTGTTATAAGCTTCACAAATTATTCACTGCACTTATAAAGCTTTATAAAGTTTTTATATGTTAGTGATCTGTAAAATTTTACAAGCTTTTAAAATTTATCTAGTTTATATCATTCACGCCCCTTATAAAGTCTTATAAATATAATATATTATAAGTCTACTTTATAAAGGTTTCACCATATCCATTCTAAGCTTCCCAATGCTTAACCAATACCACAGCATCTAAAAATCAAATAAACTTCATACAGGGCATTCTGAGAAGCCTATATATTTCACAATATTGTCACAGTCTTGTCACACGATTGTCACATTGATGCTGTATGGAAATCCATATATTCATAAACTTTATAAAGCTTTATAAGTTATTTATATAGTATGTCACATAATTGTCACAATAGTTCACATAAAGTTCACATAACTGTCACACAATTGTCACAATTGATCTGTAACTTAGATTCCATACCGAGTGCAATTAAGCAGATAGGTAAAACCAGAAAAGGTGCATTATGTCTTTTAATAAAGATAATTATGAAGCCTTTACTTGCTGGGAATCTGGAAGGCTACAATATCGCTATATTGATAGGCGTACAGGTGAGAGAGCTGAAGGGTTAACTCAAAACCAGCGTAATAAAGTAAAAAGAGCTTCATTTTATAATAGTGCTGATAAGGAAATTAAACTTACAGCAATTGGTAAAAGTGAAAAGGGGATTTCAAAAGAGTATTACAACTATTTTGATAGTCATAATATTTGCAGAAATCCAGCAACGATTTTAAAGCATTACAGAATAGCTTCATAATTCGTAAAACTTTCTACTAAATTTCTGAATTATGTTATTGATTGAGATTTAGTATTGACTTAGAATTACATTATATTGAGTTAGATAGCCCTTGTAGGCGAGTGACTCAGACTATAGGACAGTCATAGCTTAAAAGAGCCGAGCACATATAAGACTCGGGCAAAATAAAATACTGCTATGTCAAGGGAAAATTGAGAAACTCCAGCGTATAGAAAATTTAAAATAACCTGCAAGAAACTCACCCGATCTATATAGACATCATTGCGATTATATAGAAAATTTCCAGTTGCTAGTTGATGGATACAAATAACTAGCATTAGTTTTAAAAATAAAAAAGAGGTAATATGTATTCACAAATAATAAGAATTGATAAAGGTAATATTAAACTTTATATAACTCAATCTAAAGACGATCATAAAAATGTGGTTCGAGCTTTAAAAGAGGAAGGATTTAAACCAAGAACTGCTATAAAAAAATTATCAGATAAAATATTTGATACATGGTATTTATACAGTCAAGATACGTAAGAGGTAAATTATGGACAACGATAAAATATTAAACGACTTGTACGAGGAACTACTTATGCAAGGATATACACCTGCTGATGCTGAAGCTGAAGCATACAATCGCTTTTACGAGCAAGGAGAATGAGCCTATGAAACAAGGACATCTAATAAATAAAATCAATAGATTAATACCTATTGCAAACGCAACACCCAAAGAGGAATTTGATGGTGGCTCTGGTATCTGGATTCGAGGGAGTGAGTATTCATTTCAAGGCTCTCTAGACTATGAACGATTATTATACGAACACTACCTAGCCTATGAGCAAGGATGTTCGGAGGATGATTGTGTACATCCAGACCTATTAAAAATAATCGAGGATGCAGGATGGTTCTATGAGCCATACGATGCAGGAACCTTGATGCTGTATCCAAATTAATAAGGAGGAACTATGGGATATAAATTATTAAGCGTAAACTCTAATCCAAAAATTGATAAGAGTAATAAAGTATCAGAAAAATATTGGTCTTGCATTATGCACCTTAGACCAATCAGCACCAAGATATGTCCATATCAAGACATAGCCAAGTGCAAGGATGCTTGTTTAAATACTGCTGGACTTGGTGGAGTGTATCCAAGTATCCAAAAGGCTAGGCAAAAGAAAACCGATCTATTCTTAAACGATAGAGACGAATTTATGCAACAGCTAGTCAAGGATATCAATACATTCATCCGAGCTTGTCAGCGTAAGGACAAGCGACCAGCGATAAGATTAAATGGGACTAGTGATATTCAATGGGAGTACATAGAGATTGATGGATATGAAAACATCTTTGCCATGTTCCCAGAGGTACAGTTTTATGACTATACCAAGAT